ATTTTTATTTAAAAGTGTGAGCAACCAATCTACATCTGATTCACAAACATTGTGATTATTACCAACATAAAACCCATTCTCGTGAATAAAATCAGCTTTAGCATCTAATCTCTCTGTACATTCATCTTCTATAAAAGGGTGTTGGTGTAAATTGCCTGCTATAACAGGTCTAGTCTCTATACCCGCATAATTTATTTTTTCTTGAAGCTCGTCCCTGTTACCTTTTTTAGTAATAATAGGAAAACAGAAACTACTATTACCTTCTACTTTGAAATCTGTATAATATTTTGAACTATCTAATTTACTTGCAAAAGCATTAAAGTTCTTATTTCTTATATTATTATGTTTGTCTAAATTTTCTAATTGCAATAGACCTAGGTATGCATTAAGCTCAGTTGATCTTACATTAAAACCGGGTGTTATAAATGTAAAATTATCATCTATCTTTTTATATTTTTCTTGACTATCTTTAGGTAGTCCGCGTAATAATCCATGCGATCTAAGTAGTAATACTCTCTCGTAAATGTCTTTATCATTAGTGCATACCATTCCTCCCTCAATAGTTGTCATATGATGACCATAATAAAACGAGAAGGTAGAAATGGACCCAAAATTGCCTATTTTAGTATCCTTATGAGTTGCGCCATGAGACTCACAACAATCTTCTAATAATTGTACATTATACCTATTGCATAAATCTATTAGCTCTTCACTAATAGCGGAAAAGCCTAATAGGTGAGCTAAAAACAAAAACGACGGGTTATATTTTTTAAGTATATATTTTAAGGAATCTAAATCCGGGTCTAAATTAGGTATATTTACGTCACAAAGTTGTAGTTTATTTTTGGATAAAATAATAGGAGAAACTGTAGTTGACCAAGTACATGCTTGCGATACCCATCCCTTGTCGACTTTGTGGTTATTTAAAGCATGTACAGCTAGAAAGTTAGCCGAAGAGCCTGAATTAACAAAAACAGAATACTTACAGCCTTGCCATTCAGACCACCTTTCTTCAAATTCCCTTACATATTTTCCTTGTGAAAATCTATCATCACTTAGAATAAAATCTGATAGTTTTTCGCGCTGATCTAAAGGGATCGCGTTATCCATTAATAACCACTTCATATATTAAATTTCTTTCTTAATAGTTTTTCTTCTTTATAAATAAAAGGTAGTAATTTTTTCTCCCAGATGCTATTATTATCCCAAATACCTTCTCTATCCTTTTCTAATAATTCGGTAGTTTTGTCCTTATTGCCATATTCAGAAAAATGCATATGCTTTATAATTATATCATGAAAATAAATTTTTCTACGTAAGAGATCGAATATTTTATCTAGATAAGTATCTTGAAACCCTTTAGGTTCGATGTCTTGTACGTACCAGCCTACTGTATCTATGTAATCGCGATGTAAAAATGAATTTACTGGAAAAGGTGGTGCGTTTTCGTGCTTATTTCCAGGACCTCGCATCCCGTCATTACAAAAAACTAAATGTATATTATCATCTTGTTCTTTAAATGTGTTAATTATTTTTTCATCCCAGTCTTTGGTTTTAAAGATCATATCATCACCCACCATAGCTAATATATCATGAGTACATTCTTTAACCATGGTATTCCAATATATGGATAGGCCTCCTCTTTTAAACGTGTCTTTCGGAAAGCTCAAAAAATCAATAAAATCTAAATTATTAGCAATTCTTTTATAATTATCAAAATTAGGATCATCTTCATCTATACCTAAAATAATAGTTATATTTTTAATATCCTTTGCAGTTGCTACTACGCTAGTTAAGAAAGTTAAAAACTTATTAAGTCTATTTTTACTTGGTAAAAGTAAGGCTATTTTCATAATTTACTAACATCTCTATCACCAGTATCTACTACAGACCAATCAGGGTCTTGTTTGAGATAAGCGGCTAGTTTTTTAACATCTTCAATTCTTTCTTCAACCAGTTCATGCCATAAATTATCGCTTACACTTACCAGTTCACCTTGATTATTTTGTTTAGTGTCCGCGATTGTCATTCGCTCTGCAGTACTGTCTCTACCTCGCTTACCATATACCCAATGTCTATGTTCAATAGTATAATCGTCTCTGTATTTTATTCTATCAAATGCTAAAAACATCTGATGGAGCCACTGATCAACCCAATTGATAGTAAATTCCGGTCTCATGAACTGGCCAAGTACCTCAGCGTACTTTCTATGGCAGAATAAATTAACCGGTAACTTTATTCCGTGTTTTTCATCATTACAGTGAATAGCTTGAATTTTATCTTCAGGCATATTTGCAAATTCTTGTAATAGCATAGTATCCCAGCCTTGAGTTTTAAATACATAATCATCATTAATCATAGAGATAATGTCTGCATCAGAAGCATCTGCTAATGTATTCCATAATTTACCTAGCCCCAGAAACTTGCCATTATTTTCTATTTCTACTACCTTTAAACAACTAATACCTTTAGCTATCTTGTTAATTGTTGTTAAGGTAGGGTCATCTTTGTCTACACCAAAATAAATGTCTACGTTATTAATGTCATCAACTGTTGATAAAATGGAAAAAATTAACGTTAACCGGTGATTCATTCTTTCTCTCGTTGGTACTAAAATTGATATTTTCATAATTTATAATCCTTTATGGTAATCTCCACCATGGTGGTAAGGTATATCAATTTTAATAACTTTATCATCAGATACAAGTCTTTGAATGCCTTGATATTTTATAGGAGCGTCGCCCCACCTCTTGATATAAATATTACCTGATTCATCTATAGCCTTGAAAAAGTTCATCCACTTACTTGATCTAAACCAATCACAATTTTCAATAAAGAGGTTAGTTTCATATGCTTTATTATATTGAATCTCTTTTTCTACCGGTGCTATTTTTTCGCAAAAATCATGTAATCCTTCAATAACTGGATCCTCATCAGTAAACTCGCCAGCATAACCATAAATAGCTTCTTTATCTACCATAGTTTGAAATGGGTCTTGTAAAACCTCGCTAAGAATATAGGAATCGCAATCTAGACGCATAAGATATTGTACGTTTTCAAAAAACTCATCTAAATACATACTTCCAGAAAACCACCTACACATGTGCCTATATCCCATGCTAAAAAACGCATTATCATCCCATATACCATCCCACCTAAATTTTTCTGGAATCTTTTTTAATACACTCTCCGGGTAATCAGGTAGATTAAAGTCCACTCGTTTAAAATGGTAGTCAATTTCTGCAGGTAGTGCCTTTTCTATTAAAATACGAGTCTCCGGTGATACGCCTTCATGTCCAAATACTACCGGGTAGGGAAACTTAGAAAGAAAATTGGCTGAAAGGAGTTTTAAGCTTGATTCAAGTCTTCTTAGATGGGTGGGATGCTCGTATATAAGATAGTATATGCAGCTATTAAGGACCATGGTTCTTCTTGATTTGTTTTATTATATTCAATGTTTCTTCTTTTGAAACATAGGGCGGTTCATTAGGGTAATGACCGTGCTTTCTTAAATAAATCTCTCTGCCACCGTATACATTCTTCTTCCATTGTTCAGTATCCTCAGCAATAGAAGATTTATCAATAGCCTGTGGCGCTTCGGTCATATATTTGTGTGAATCAAAAATATCAGCAAAATGCCAAAAAGGTGGATGGTAACCAGCTTTAATAATATTATACGTGTGATCTACATGCTCCCAGGCATTGTAATATTCTTCATCTATATAACCTACATTATCCAATATCTCTCTCGTATAAAAAGAAAACATAGCTACAGTATGTTGAAAGAGTGATATTTTAACACCATCACCATAATCAATAACTAATTTTGGATTAGGTTCAGAATGCTGATCTAATTCATGCCTGTTATGTAAATCAAAATTCTGTATTGTTTGTTTTCTGTTAAATGGAGAACCTGGACCGTAATTAAAATGATGTATACCAGATGCTTTATGAGCTTTTATATATTTGTCAAAGACAGAGTCATCTAACATTATCATATCATCCTCTAGTAAAAATATATAATCACACCCCTTTTCATACAGATGTTTTAGGGCCATATTTTTGCCTTTACCAACTCCTTCTCTACCCTTTGTCTTAATAACCGGTGCTCTGGCATTATCCACAGGGTCATGACCATCGTTGACAACAACTAAACGGTTATAGGATTTGTGACTTATGGAATCTCTACACTTTGTGAAAAAATCTGGTCGATCACAAGTAATAATACCTACCCCTATACTCATTATTTTATTTGATCGTGGTTACCTAGTCCAAACTTTTTATGCAGCTCTTTCTCTGTCTCTTCTCTAGCTAGAGCACCTTGCTGCTCTTTAACCAATCGTTCTAACTCATTTATATTTTCAGGGTTAAGTATTGATTCCTCTTCACCGAAAAGTTCGCCATCTGAATTAATATATTCAGCTATTAAGTCTATTCTTCTTTGTTGATCGTCAGGTAAAACTATAATACATGGTGTATCGTCCTTAGGAAAGAAGATATTAGCTCCCGGGTTAGACATATATTGTTTATAGAACGAATATAAAATATTATCTACCTCTTTAATAAAACTAGTATCTTTCTCTCTTAGGTTGTTTTCATTATTTGTATTTTGTCCAGCTTGCTCATTATAACGACATAAAAAGATAATATCTAAGAACCTCATAGATTCTCTCATCAATTGTATCTGTTTTGTTACAAACGCTTTTGAAAATCCTTTTTTGTTTTTATCATGACACCACATGGTGTAGGCAATATTATCAAGAGGGCACCGATCATAAGCAACTTTACTATCTTTATCATATGTTTGGAGTTGATCGAGCATAAAATCCAAAATACGCTCTTGCGTCTTTGAAGTAGTTTTTGACGAATGTGTTAAGCTTTCTTCTTTTAAAAGATCTCTATATGTTTTATTTGGAGTTACAAAATTTTTCCAAGTATATAAAAAACTCTTAAGAAGGGTTGACTTACCACTATGCGCTGTCCCAGAAAAAGCTATTCTCATAAGCTTATTTACCTTGCTACACTTTTAATGCCATGTCCCAGATACATAAATGTAGTCTTGGAGAGAAGTTTACATGCATAGCTTTTGCATATTCAGCTACAGCGCGAGACCGTTCGTTATGTTCATCCCGAGAACCACAACAAGGCATAAACCAAATTCTACTTAACGGTATATTAATACCGTGTTCGTCTTTTACATACTTTCTCCATACTTCATCTATGTCCTCAGAAGATGTAATTACGAATTTAAATCCTGAATCATGATCTTTATGCCATTTCAGGACTTCTGGTTTATAAGTCTTCGATTCCGGATCTCCATTTGTAGTTAATTTAGGTGAAGTGGTAAAAGTAGCATAAAATTCAGTTACCCATCTATCATCAGGCTTAATAGTAGCATTCGTTTCAAAATCTATACGGGGTACAAATTTGTATTTATTTCTAAATGCCTCTACTAGCTCCAATAATGCCTTTTGTTGTACCAGAGGTTCCCCTCCAGAAAGCTTCCATATAGCATTATTGCGTAGATGTTCAATAAAATTATTTTCTTCCATATATTCAAATACTTCATTAAATGTAAATTTATTCTTAACAGACCATGATATATATGAATCGCAACCATGAGGAGAGGCCTCGGAGGCAAACCCACTACAAGTTAGATTGCACATAGATACACGCATAAAAACAGAGGGCTGTCCGACAAACTCTCCTTCCCCTTCTATGGTGTAAAATACTTTATCATCGCTAAGAAGAATAGTTCCTTTATTGCAGTCAATATCGCTCATTTTATTTAAATTATAAGATATAACCTGGTTATTTCAACATAAATATTAATACATGAAGAAAAAAGCTGCGCGCTCTGAGCGTGAACCAAGTTTGGTTGATTTTGAAGAAGGCTGGAAAGATGCTTTCTTTTTAGACTTCAAGATCAAAAAGCCCTTTTATCTTAACCATAACCACAAAGAGCTACATAGCTGTATCCGGAATAATACTACTAATATGGTATTAGTCGACGGACCGGCTGGTACAGCAAAGACTTATATAGCTGTATACGCGGCTCTTCAAGAGCTTAAAGCAGAGAAAGCAGATCGTATAATATATATTAGATCTGTTATCGAATCTGCTGCTAAAAGTTTGGGATCCCTTCCAGGTGAGGTAGATGATAAGTTTCTACCTTATGCAATGCCTTTAATAGAGAAAGTTAGAGAGATTACTAGTGATAGTACATGTGGTACTTTAAAGCAAAAAGGCTTAATTGAAGCAGTACCGGTTAACTTTGTTAGAGGTTTAACCTTTAGTGATAGTATCGTAATAGTTGATGAGGCTCAGAACTTGACTAAAAGTGAATTAGCTACTATTCTTACGAGATTTGGAAGAAGATCAAAATATATTGTCTGTGGTGACACACATCAATCAGATATTAATAAATCTGGCTTTAGTGAAGTGTTTCAGAAGTTTTCTACTGTAGATTGCGCTGATAATAATATATTTGCTTTCAGGTTCGGTCGATCTGAAATAGTTCGTAGTAAAATACTTCGATTTATTTGCAAAGTGTTAGGTACTTAATCATTTATTACCCCAAGTAGTACCTGCAAAGGGATCACTGAAGTTACCTTCGCGAACATCTGGGCCTACTCTTGCTCCTTGTTTTTGTGCTGCAGGTGCTTGTTCAGGTGCTTGTTCAGGTGTTGTCGCACTGCAACATTGCTGT